ATTTTGAACGAAAAACAGGTGTTAAAGCACTGGTATCAAGCGATTCCGTGTTTCGTGAAATAGAATCTCCCACAGAATCTCCCACAGCAATTTTAAAGGTTAACGATTTTCGCAAAAAGTTCTGCGTTTTTTTGGTCGTTTCCTTTGATGGCGTGGGCGTAAATTCGTAGGGTGATGGCAGGGTCGGAATGACCTAGCCTGGCGGCAACATCCACTGGACTGACACCTGCGCCCATCAAAATAGTTGCGTGGGTATGACGTAGACTGTGAATTACATAGCGACCTGGTTCGATACCTGCTGACTTGATGACCTTTTGAAAATGGTAGTATGCCGATACATGGTTAAATTCAAAAAGGACATTTCGTTGACTAAACCCCGTTCCAGATTTCAAGCCCTCGGCCTTAGCTGCAGTCATGAATCTGTGCAAGGATAAAATCATCGCTTCATCAATCGAAATTGTACGAACGCTTGAGGGTGTTTTGGTTGGGCCAAAGCCATCAGGTGTTCTGGTTCGTTGGATGGATAGTGTTCTTTTGGTGAAGTTAATATCACGCCACTCTAGGCCAAGTCCTTCGCTCAAACGCATGCCTGTAGTTTCTAGGAGTTGAAAAAAGAGGCGAGTAGGTGTCTCTTCCAGCCGTAGTTGTTTGTTGAAGAGCGCTAAGTCTTCCTCACTAAACGGCTTACGGCGTTCAGACTTCTTAAACCTGATCCCTTTGAGCCGGTTGCGAGGGATGATTTCATTTTCCTCAGCTGCATTCATAATTACCATGAACATCCGGTGGTTGGCCTGCACAGATGAGGGCTTGAGGTGTTCCAACTGTGGTTGTATGAATAGATAGTTATACTCCATTTTCGTGAGCTTACCTAACTTGCGATCCCCTAGTAATGGTAGAATATAATTCTTAACCGCCGTGGCAAAATTCCGCCGGTAGTTTGGACGCCATTCGGCTTCATTCATCTTCAGAAATTGAGTGGTCCACTGCCGGATGGTCATCCCTGAATCCAGCAGCTGATCAGCTTCATCCTCCGAGACTTTCATCTCTGCAGTAAGTTCCGCCTTATGAGCTGCTTCGGGCGTGGTGAATCCCCGTTCTTGCTTTTCATGGCGTTTACCAAACGAATCATGAAACGGGTATCGAAACATCCAGCGTACTCCTTTTTGAGTTTCATACGAAAACACGTTAATGTAGTTTGTTTTTGTCAATTTCAATTTATTTTTCCTCCTAGCGTGGGCAGCGCTTGTGGAGAATTGTTGTGAAACCACCTTCTTTCAGGTATGATTGTATTCGAAAAGGTCTAGAAATATTCCTTTCAACTGGTAGCGCATCCAACTTCTTGGCGGGAGGGGATGCGCTTTTTTATTATATAAGTACCGAGGATTATTTGGTTAATCCAGCGTTTTTATCTAAGTGTTTGTAAAGCGTGTTACTGTCCTGCGTGTTACTTGTCACATGGTTTGCTGTTTTGCGATTTACTTTTTGAATAGCATGGAATGCAAGATACTTGGCATAGTCTTTATTTGTTTGACTTGGTGCATCTTTGATGGCAGATACCCAACCATCTAACAACCGTTTATTAGTCTCAGTAGCGCCATTAAGTTTTAAAAATGGCTTTCGAATTGAGTAAGCTCGTTCAGATATCTTTGCTTCGTCAAAGTTCTTTTTACTAAATTGCCAGACAGTTTTTTGCTCCGCATCGGCTAACCTGGTAAGTTGTTCTTCTTGCGGCTCCGTTACTTTTATTCCTCCATAACTGGGCCGATTGTCATAAAATCCCCATCCCAATATGATTATTCCTACAAAGAAGCCAAGCAGATTTTTCTTAAATGCACCTTTGGTTTTTCGTTTACGAAACATTTGAACGATGAAAAAGATAGCCGCTATTAGTCCAATTAATCCGACAATTTCACGCATGATAATACCTCCATTAAGGATAGTCGTGTTTAAAAAAAAGTCTGCAGGTTATTTAGTTAATCCGTCATCATTATTTTTCTTGAGCAATTCAATAATTTCTTGATTTTGGCGAATGATAATCCAATTCTGCTCAACCAGTGCGTTTTGAAAATTTAGTGACAGCCGATCGGCGGCATTTCCGGTAAAGCCAAGAGCAATCCCCGCTTGGGTCAAGCCACTGCCAGCTAGTTGATTGCTGATGTGTTTTACGGATTCGAATGAGTTTGAATCCAAGTTTTCTAGATGCTTAGATGATAAGTATCCAAAGGCTTTTATATCATCCTTGGTCACTTTTCCTTTACTGTGTTCTGTTTCCAGTGTCTGTATGTTTTGGAGTCTCTCTTTAATTTCGTCAAGTGAATATTCCTTTGGCGAATCAGTCAGTCCAAAACCGGCTTGTTTCCAATGTTTATTACATATGAATTCACCAGTACGAAGTTTAAGACGAGAATCTTTAAAGCCAAATTTTACACCATCAATACCGCAGTCTGCCATGATAGTACCTCCCTTTAATAGGTTCAGCATATCAAATTTATCGAAAACTATCAGTAATTATTTGATACCGATTTCATTTTCTTCACAGTAAACCGCGATTTTTTCAGCGACAATCTCGCTTAGGTATCCCGGAACATCGAAGGATTCCATAAAATCAACCGGGTTTGCCATCGCTTGAGGACGGTCCTTCATATAATATGGAAGGATTAAGTCAATGGCTCCAGCGTGAGCGTGGTTTTCAATCTCAGATTTTGTTGAGCGGTTTGAGTAGTACAACAGGCGATCATCTGGGTCATCATGATATATGTGTGCCATCTCGTGGCCCAGCTGAAAAGCTAACTCGTCTGGACGAATCCAGTGTAGATTCATGATGATACGATGTCGCTTAACAGACGCAGTTGGGGGAGTTGTTTGGCCTAAGCCATCAGTCCAAATGACATCAATACCGTCCCGGGCTGCCTTTTCTTCTAATTCAAACAAAACAGGATTGTTCAATACTACTCACCCCTCATGAGTCGCTTAATCAATGCCAAGTCTTCAGCGGGGATGGGCTTACCATCGTAGGTCATAATGACATCATCATCATCGATCGTTGCTTTGAGATCTATTTGTTTGGGTTCGCTTGTTTCAGTTTCGCCGGTTAAATCACTGTAGGAAACACCGAGTACGCGAGCAACAGATTCAACAGTCGGTTTGGCTGGTTTATGATTTTTCCATCCATAGATGGCGTTTTCACTCAAGCCGGCCTTTAAAGCGACTTGTTTGATGTTCATATTCCGAAGCTTCCCATATTTTTTAATTTTATCTATCATTGTCATATCAAGCTTTCCTCCCGAAAAGTTTGACGAAAAAGTATTAAGTTCGTAAATTCTATTGACAAATAGTATTAACGTCGTTATACTTTATTCATCAGCTAAGGTTATTAGGTGTCAAAGCAAAGTATCCCAATTTAGTAAAACCGTTGCCAGACGGGGGTTAATGTGGGGTAGTTGTGCTTATTTTTCTATGGCTTCATTGTACGACAATCGTACATTACAGTCAATAACTTTATTAAGCTGAAAAACAAACCTGAAAAGGGAAGCGGGTGAAACGCGTAATGACAGTGCTAGAGAAGCGCTTTAAGAAACATCTAATTGATAAGGAAGTGACCCAAAAGAGTGTTGCTGACCATTTCGGCTGGACTAGTCAGTATCTCCGCCAATTAATGGCAGGTAAGACAATGGGCCCTGCGGCAGACAAAAATCTTCAATCAGTTAAGGACTATTTAGGAATGAAATAGGAGGTAGGGCAATGAACGCAGTTTATTTTGCAAAACAGGTTAAGGCTGAGGCAATGCAAGCTATCGAAAGTCGTGACATGGCAGCACTCAAGTTTGACATTGTTAATGCTGTGGCAATGAAGAAAAGTAAGGTTGAGGTGATTACTACTTTACCGATTTCCTCATTGGTTACAAACGCGCTAGACGATGAAGGAATCACCGTGTTATTTGATAACGTAACGAGTGAGGGTACAACCTTTACCACATTTGACCTCACTGGATTGGAGATGCAATGATTGCCTTGCGATTACTGTTATTTCTATTAATTGGCTGGGCCATTGGTAAGCGTGGCAGCAAGCTGTTTGACTAGAGGTGAGCAAATTGGCACTAGAAGAACAAATTCAGGAGGCCGTTACAGCTGAGGTATTTGATTACCTGAAACCGTATCTACAGCGGATGGTTAGAGAATATATTTTGCTGGACAGAAACCAGGCCTTTGAATCGCTCAGTGTGTCACGGGCCTTCTTCGATAAGAACATTAAGAATAAACCTCAAGTGAAGCTGGCCGAGCGCAAATTTCCTGAGAGCGACAAAGTTTTCTATGAACCAACCGAATTAAAAAAAGCAATTCTATCATTAACTAAATTTTGAGCGTGGGCAGCGCACATGGAGTGATTAGGTGACATCAGTATTAGTTTTTGTTCTAGTGTTCGGAATTGGCGGAGCACTACGAATGATTTATGAAAGGAAGCACAAATAAATGAATTCTAGTTATTGGCATAACAAGTTTATGAAGACGCCGGTTAGCTATGAAAATCTGGCCGCCTATCGTTTCCAGCAATACGAACGATTACTGAAGGAAGAATATAGTGCAAAAATTCATTGAGTTTCTAGGTAACTTTATTGGGGTAGCTCTGTTGATGGTTGCTGCTGGTCTAGTTGCGTTGCTAGCAATTGGCGTGTGGAAGCTAGTCTTTATCTGGTAGGAGGGGAGATTAATGAAAGATTTAACGCTTACGAAAACGAACGGAACACCAGGTGTTGGTACCAAGCCGGTCTTTATCGATACTGAACTGCATGCAAAGATTAAGGAATTGAAGGAAGAGACAGGCCTTACAATCACAACTATTGTCGACGCTTTCCTTCGTTACGGTGTTGAAAACGTTGAAATTAAGGATGGTGATGAATAGTGGATGCATTGGAAAAACACGATTTAGAAAGTTCAGATGAAATCAGTAAACCTTCTTTTGAAGTTAACGACTTGAAGTCTGCAACCTGGGTAATGCGTAAACTACGGGCGCTAGATACTAAAGATGCAGAAACTAATGCGACTGCGAATGAACAAATCGCTTCAATCAATGACTGGCGCGACAAGCAATTGGCAGATAACGACAACAATCGTGGATTTTTACAAGGATATCTGGGAGCCTATCTGGATAAACTACGTGAAGAAGACCCAAAGGCACGAATCGAAACCCCGTATGGCTCAGTGTCTACGCGCAAGACTCCCGCTGGAGTGCAGTGGGTCGATAAAGATGTGCTGGAAAGTCTGGAGAGTCAAAGCCTTAGTGACTTTATCCGAGTAAAGAAGGAACCCGACAAGAAGGCTATCAAGGCACAATTCAAATTTGTGGAAGGTCATTACATCAACGCGGATGGACAAGAACTGAAAGGTGCAATCGAGAAACCATCTCATATTTCATTAGTGGTGAAGACGGATGTTCCAACTTCGTAGTTACCAGGCCGAAGCAGTTAAAGCGGTACGAGAGGCCGTTACTGCTGGTCACCAGGGTATAGTCATTCAGTCACCACCAAGGACTGGAAAAACGATCATTATGGCCGACATTGCTAGGAGCGCGACCAAGCAGCATAACCGAGTATTATTCATCGTACATCGGAGCGAGATATTAGCTCAGGCCCGAGAAACGTTTCGCGCCGATGGAGTAGATATGCAACTCTGTCAAATGGGGATGGTTCAAACACTCACACGGCATGTGAAGGATTTAGTAACACCCGCGATAATCATCGTAGATGAGGCTCACCATGCCCTGTCACGGTCCTATCGGAAGATACTGGATAACTTCCCGCAATCGGTGAAATTGCTCTTTACGGCCACCCCATGGCGTATGGACGGCAAGGGACTTGATGGGGTGGCTGACACGCTTATCCAAGGCAAGCCAATTAGTTGGCTGATGGATAATGGTTTTCTGGCCCCAGTGGATTATTATGCGCCGTCTGGACTGGACAACTCCCGGCTAAAGACGAAGCGAAACGGTGAGTTCGATGGAACCAGTATTGAGCAAGCCATGAAGCCGAAAATTTACGGGGATGCCGTCGCCCACTATCAGAAACTAGCAGCGGGCAAGCAGGCAATTGCGTATACGTACAACGTGGCGAGCGCCCAGCGTCTAGCCGATGCGTTTAATGCGGCCGGGATAACGGCACGAGCTGTATCAGGTAAGACGCAGAAGAAAGACCGTGAGCGGATAGTGGCGGCCTACCGAGCGGGCAAGATTCAGGTGGTGACCAACGCAGAATTATTTACCGAAGGCTTAGACCTTCCCAACGTCGATTGTGTCATTATGTTACGGCCCACACAGTCACTATCGCTGTATCTGCAATTTGCCATGCGGTCGATGAACCCGCGGAACGGCAAGCGAGCCGTGATTATTGACCATGTAAATAACGTGGAACGGTTTGGCCTTCCTACCATAAACCGGGTATGGACGTTAGGGGGCCGTGACAAAAACAGTAAGTCTAGCAATGGCGAGCCAATTAAGTCAGTGACCGTGTGCCCGATATGTTTCGCGACGTTCTATCGCCACGGGGATGAGTGCCCGTTTTGTGGAGCACTACTTACCGAAGATATTCAGATTGATATCGATTCAAACGCTGAGCTAAAAAAAGTAGAGGCCAACAAACGATTGGCCCTGGCGAAGAAATTGATTGACGACCAGGCACTAGAAGCAGTAGCCGACAAATCGCCAGCAGAATTAAAGACCTATGCCGAGATTAAAGCATATGCAAACCTACATGGCTACAAACCGGGATGGGCCTACTTCCAAGCAAAACTGAAAGGATTGATTAGAAAGTGAGCATTTTACCAAAAAATGAACTGCACAAGCCGTCAGGTACCCCACGAAACTTCTTTATCTGGGGCGCGACCATGAGCGGTAAGAGTTTCCTAGCGGAGCATTTCCCGAATACGCTGGTACTGAACACGGATGGCAACAGTGCTATGGGAACGGCTCCCAGTATTCAGATTCGCAACACACGTAAGGCCGATGGGAGCCTTGACCAGAGCTGTATCAAGCAGTTAGACGATATTATTCTGGCACTGGGTACAGAAGCTAACACTTATGAAACGGTCACACTGGATGTAATTGATGACGTCTGTGGACTGATTGAACAGGCCATCTGTTTGAAAGCAGGAGTAGAAGCACTGGCCGATATTGGCTATGGCAAGGGCTACGCGATGTTTAATTCAGCGTTGCAAGGATTGGTGATGGACCTTAAGGCCTTGCCAATCAACGTTGTCTATATCAGTCGAGAGAACGATATTACTGATGATAATAATGTGACCGTCAAAGTTCCGTCACTGAAGACTAAATATTACAACGTGGTTAATGGAAATTGTGATTTGGTAGTTCACACCCAACATATCGGAAAGAACTACTTGCGCAACGTCACCGAGGTTCGGCGGCAGTACCACGCCAGTGAAGTAGACGACCCAAAGATTTTAAATATTTTAAAAGCTATCCCCGGCGCATTGACACCGGAACAAACAACGAAAGCAGGTAAATAATAATGAGCTTATTAGATTTAGCGGCACATGCACTAGACAATTTTGATGCAAAAAAGGACACGGTATCTACCAGTCAAGGGCTACCAGATGGTATCTATAACGTAGTGGTTGAAGATATCTCACATGCAACTTACGATAGCGGCTGGGAATGCGTCAAATTAGTCTTCGGCGTGTTAGATGGCGAACATGCGGGTGAAAAGGAATACGATAACCTTAGTTTTGCCGAAAAGACAACTACTGGTAAAGCAATGCCCGACTTTGTTATTAGCAATAACATTCGATTCATCACGAAGCTTGGGGCATTACTAGGTGTTCAAATCACACCGCAGCATTTTGCTGGCCCAACCGAAACCGAAGTGCACGAAGCGTTGGTAAATGTATTGGCTCCGGAGAAGGGTAAGACAGTCATCCTTCATGTTAAGCACACACCAAACAAGAAAGACCCCTCTAATCCATACACCAACTATGAATTAGAAGAAGCCGAACAACCAGAGGAGATTGATGTTACCGATGACCAATTACCTGATGCTTTGAGTGGGGCACCAACATTAACTGACAACGACTTACCACCAGTACCCGATGAAACTAAGTCACCGTTCTAAGTTTTACAAGCGCAATGTCGTTTTCCATCGGTTGGGTGCGAGGCCCATTATTGCCGAGGTGATTTTTTGAAAAATTTAGTCAACTATGCCATTGTATACGCCAAAGCGGGGTTCTCAGTGTTGCCGATGGTTGGGAAACAACCACTAATTAAATTTGCCGATAAACCAGCACTGACACCGGAGCAAGTCCAAAAGTTTTGGATGACCCACCCATACTCTCAAATCGCTTTGAGAACCACAAACTTCTTTGTCGTTGATATTGATGAACACCCAGACGGAGCTGATGGGTTCAAGTCATTCCGAGAGTTCGAACATCCAGAGTGGTTCCGTGACACGCTATCACAGACTACGGCAGGTGGGGGAAGGCAATTGTTCTATCTGAAACGTGATACAAATATGGAGCAGAATATTGGCTGGCTACCTGGCATAGATGTAAAAGCTCACGTAAATAATTATGTTGTTGTAGCTCCGAGCGAGCGGGGTGGCCATCAGTACAAGTGGGAAAACAATAATCCGATTGTGACGGCATCCCCCGAACTGGTGGCATCCATCAACCAGCGGCCCGACTACAAACCCAGTAGCCTCAGTATCGATTATGATGGCAAGACGGCCACGGCAGAATTGTTTGAAACGATTAGTAAAGGACTAGGCGATACAGGGGGCAGAAACAACGCCTTAGCGAGTTTCTCTGGTGGCCTACTCATTAGGGGCGTTGACCCTGAAAGTGTCCTAGACCTAGCAAAAATTGCCAATGCACGGACGCCTGATAGTTTAACTGAGCGAGAAGTAATTCGAACCGTGGAGTCTATGGTTAAAAAAGAAATCAGGAGAAGGGAGGCGCAAGCATGAGCTTTGAAGACGAGGCCGAAAGGTTGCGGGAAGTTAAGAAAAAGAAAGTCATTCCATTCGATAGCAAGATTCAATTCATGCGGAATGCTAATGGTGGTATCAAAGCCAACTCCATTGAAAATGTGTGCTTGATTTTAGAGCACGATCCACTGTTAAAAGGCAAGTTTGCCTATAACGAATTTAGCTTTGAAACAGAAATGACGGAAGATAGCGTAGAACTAATGCTTGAACATGGCCCGTTGCAAGATGATTTTACTCCAGCACTGCAACGCTACATGGAGAAAAAGTATCAGGTCATGTTCGCAAATAAGATCATAGATTCTGCAGTGGTTGAAGTGTCCAGACGAAACGTCTTCAATCCCGTTATCGAGTACTTTGAAAAATGCTATTACGATTGGGATGGGAAGAAACGTGTTTCAGACTTCCTACCAACCTATCTAGGTGTGGAAACATCCCCAACCACAACACTACAGACAAAGCTGTTTTTTGTTGGGGCGGTTGCTAAGACTTATAAACCAGAAACAAAATTCGATTACGTTTTGGATTTGGTTGGTGGTCAAGGAACCGGGAAAACAACATTACTAAAAGTCATGAGCAATGGATGGTATACCGACCAGTTCACAGACTTCGAGAATAAAGATAATTTTGGCAACATGGTGCGGGCATTAATCGTGAATGATGATGAAATGACTGCTACGAATCAAAGTAGTTTTGAAATTCTGAAAAAGTTCATTTCAGGAGAACAATTAGCTTACCGACCACCATATGGACGGCACACAGTCCGGCGATATAAAAATTTCGTGATTGCCCGGACAACTAATGAAGTCACCTATCTCAAAGATAAAACTGGTGAGCGGCGTTTCATGCCGGTGCTAGTCCACCCCGAGTTACAACGAAAGTCACCAGTGACCGAATTAGACCAGGCTACTGTGGATCAGCTGTGGGGTGAGTTCGTGAATTACTACAAGGGTGGGTTCAGTTTCGGCCTGACTAATCAGGAGGAGCAAGAGCTGAACGAAAATCGTGAACAATTTAAGTACATTGACGCTGAGGAAGATGCAATTGAGATTGCACTGGCAGAGATGACACAAGATTTTGTTACTAGCGCTGACATTGCTTTTCACATGGGTGTTCAAGACTTGATTAAGAATCGAAAGCTAGCGAACAAAATCAAATATGTCATGGATAATCATAATGGATGGCGGGCGATTCAAAAGAGAATCGGTGGAATTCCGAAGCGTGGATATGAGCGAGTGTAGTGAGTGTAGTGAGAGTGTAGCGACTTTAGTGACTACACCTCCGCCCTACAGCCCCAAGGTATACAGACATATGTAGTTACTACTACTTAATATTATATATATATATTTATTTATATAGGTATATAGGGTATAGGGCTACGCGCGTATAGGTATAGGAAAGTTGAAAACAAGTCGCTACATCGCTACAAATGCCGTACACCTTAGAGCCGCAAGGGATTCAGCGTATCTCTAAAACTTTTAGTGTAGTCACTACTCACTACACTTTTTGAAAGGACAAAGATATGCGAGAACAAGAGATTCAAAATCAGATTCGTGTGGCGGTATCGCAAAATGGTTGCACGATCTTCAGAGCAAATGTTGGTAAGGTTAAGACGGATGCAGGCCGTTGGTTTGATACGGGGTTGCCGACAGGATTTCCAGACCTTTTTGGATTTAGACACAGCGACAAGCAGATCTTTTATATCGAAGTGAAAAACGAAAATGGTAAACCACGTGATGATCAAGTGAAGTTCCATGAATTTCTAATGAGTCGAAATATAATTCATGGAATTGCTAGATCTGCAGCTGACGCATTGAAGATAATTAATGAGTCACTGGTAGGCTATGGATTCGGAGGTAATTAATATGTCGTTGAATAAAGAGTTATTAGCCAGCGTGCAAGCGGCTGAGTCCAAATTTGGGCGGGTCGAGTATTGGCCAATGGATGAGTTGAAAAAGATTCAAGCCACAGCTAATCGTTATCCAGAATATGACGGAGCTGTGACGAGAGAAGAAGTGGTCCAAGTCAGAGCATATCTTGAACGTGGTTTCTTTACGACCCAGATCATGAACAAGTTCAATCGAAGTCGAGGCTGGGTACTGCGAAGGACGCCGAAAGAATTTGAATACATTTTGACGGATGAGGACCGACAGATACTGAAATATTATCGGTATAAGTCTACTGAAGAGATTAGTCGAGTGTTACATCGCAATGCAGAATGGGTTCGGAAAGTGAGGAAACTTCTATGAAAAATATTCGACCAGATTACTATCGCAAAGATGGCAAAGACCTTTTTGACCACCTCACAGAGATTTTTCCCAGCCAGTGGTTTAGAGGATTTATGGTGGGAAATGTTATTAAATATGTTATTCGTTATCAGGCCAAAAATGGTGCTGAGGACCTGGTAAAGGCTAGAACGTATGTAGATCGACTGATTCAGTTTGAGGAGGCGAGACGTGAAGATTAATGATATTCGTAAGACTGATATCGGAATTATGAAATATGTTGTTGGACAAACGTTTGAAAGTCATGGAAATGTCTATAACATACTGAGCGAAAAATATAGTTACGGAGATGACACTCAAATCAATGCAGAAATCACAATCAAGGACGGTGATGACTAATGAAGAAAGCGGTGGTTAATCTAACTTTAGAATTAGACGAAACTAACATGATTACTAATTTCGAGCTTGAATCAAACCTTGTGGAACCTGATCGCCGTAGAGTGCTGCTAGATGCTTACATTGATTTAGCGGACAAGCACGGATTAGGTTTCGCAGATATGGGTGGGGAGCTAATGGTAGAAGCGAAGAACATGCAGAATGGGAGGCACAAAGATGAATTCAGGACAGAAGACGTATAGAGCATTTTTGTTACGTTCGTTTGAAGAACATCACTTTGATATCGCTCGTACACTGGGCTGGTGTCAGCGACACCACTACAAGTTATCTGAGCCAGAACAAATGGCAATTCGTGATTTATCCGAGAGAGAAAAAAATGCTGTGATTAGTGAGATCCTCATTGGTCACTGCTGAGAGGGTGGGGACATGTCAATCGATTTATCTGATGCTACCATTGCTAAGATTGTGAAGGGATTAATCACGGAGGGCGAGACGGCAGCACAAAACAAATCAGAAAAAAAGCTACGCAACACCAAGGCACTTTTGCGCAATTACAAATTTCTGGAAAATCACATGGATGTTGATCTGCCTAAGCTAGATGAATCAACACCATTATCTAAACGAGAACTATCATTGTTCGCTCTATTGGGATATCGAGCACGTTCAAAAGAAATGATGTTGTTTATCAATCGAATCATTGAACGGTATGAAGTCATCTGTAATGCGGGAACGCCAGAGGACCAGAGACGATACGCTGTAATCAAACGATTATATTTATCGGAGCCGTCTATGACCCGTGAACGATTGGCAGAATTGTACCACGTGGATGAGCGATCAATTCGGAGAGACGAGAGCAAAGCGATTGACGAACTAACGGTGATGCTGTTTGGCATTGATGGTGTTAATGATATGTCCAAGTAGTGTCATAATCGTGTCCGGTAAACGCCGAGTAAAAGGATTACTATGATAGCGTGGAATAAATAAATTGCTTAACGGCGGTGGCGCGGTTCGACTCCGGGCTGACCGCTTTGCCTCCTAGCAATAAAATGCCTCAGCCAATTGGTTGAGGTTTTTGTTTGCAATTAAGAAAGGGGAATATCAATGGTAATTGAGACACGTAAGACAGCAACTGGTACAGAATATTGGGATACCGAAAAGCAAGCAGCTCAGTTTGAAGTATTCGATGAAGGTAAACCTGACTTAACGGATATGAAGCTACATGAATTGCTAGCCTATGCTAAGGCAAAAGGTCTGGTCATCCCGAAGGGAACTACTAAACGAGCAGACGTGATTAAGTTCATTGAAGTTAATGACTAGAAAGCTTTGTGAGTTTCCTGGATGTCAAAATATCATTGAACATGGTCGTTACTGTGATGAGCATGGATTTTCAGACACGTTTAAACAGACAAGAAAGAAACGCCGCTCAATTTATCATCACGAAAACAAACCAGTTTATCACAGTCAAGAGTGGGCTGATGTTTGCCAAGAGGTTGATTTAAGAGAGCGTAATCAATGCCAGAGGTGTCATCAGATAGTGTTTGGCCGGCATAAGCATCACCATCATATAGTTCCCATTAAAAAAGATAGAACTTTAGAATTTGAACCGAATAACATTATGTTACTTTGTGACAAATGCCATCCTATCGTGGAACATGAACAAGAGGAAAATCCAAAAAAAGTTTTTCCAAATTATTTTTGAAAGCCCCCCCACCGAAAAATTATTTTTTTAGTCGTGGGAAGGATAGGTAGCATAGGCTTACGCGCGCAGTTCTCAACAAAATCAAAAGTGAAAAGGGGGTTTTTTCGTGGGGCGCAAAACTAAGAAGCAAGTTGAAACTGAACAATTAGCGGAAAAGGTTGAAGCAGAGCGGAAACGCCTACTTTTTATTTTGAAAAAAGCTGACATTTATAGTCAAATCCTTGATCCTCTGATTGATTCGTATATGAATACGTTTGAGGTCTATGAAATCATGTGGAAACGTTGGAAAGACAAGGGTTTCCCCGAAACTCAAGTTTACGAAAATAAAAATGGTGCTAGAAATGCCGTTAAGAGCCCTTTGAGCGTTCAAGTTGATATCTGGTCAGAGAAGAAATTAAAAGCCTTAGAACGACTTGGAATGACAAATAAAGCAATGACGAAACGAGTCATTACTGGTGGATCCACGGTTGACACGTCTACAGGTCATGCAGAACAGCGACCTGGTGAACAGGTTGATGAATTACAGGCACGAAGAGAAAAGTGGCGTAACCGGGGATGAAAATCACATTTGAAACTAATTATGCTGATGTATACGCAGGCCTAGTAACGAAAAATCCTAAAGACTACCCAACAACCATTAAGAAGGCAGTCAAGCGCTATAAACGTTGGAAAAAACGTGGCGATATCTGGTGGGATAACAATAAAGCTAATGAAGCACTAGATTTTATTCAAACCTATGTTCGTCACGTGAAAGGCGATCTGGCTGGTGAGACAATTATTCTTGAGCCATGGGAGTTGTTTGGTTTTGCCCAGTTATACGGTTGGCAACATGAAGATGGGAAGGGGCGAACGGTTCGGCTTATACGTGAAGTTTATTGGCAAGTTCCTAAGAAGAACGGTAAAACACTGATTGGAACAGGAGCACTTGCCTATGCCATGTATGGTGAAGGTGAAGTAGGGGCCGATGTTTACTGCTGCGCCTCTGATTTTGAGCAAGCTCAGTATGCGGCTAAGCCATTTGGAGCCCTAGTAGAAAATTCACCTGTGCTTTATAACAATTCGCAAGTGTTCAAGGGCAAAGCAGGCTCTGTGATTGGGGCTGTTTATCGTTATCAGATTGATGGTGTGGCATTTGAGAACACCTTTAAAGTCATGACGAAAAACACCGGCAAGATTGAAGGCTCAAATCCATCGTTTGTGCTGAACGATGAACTTCACGCGCAAAAAAACATGGAGCAGTACGACAACTTTAAGTCAGCTATGCTGGAGCGGGCGCAACCTATCATGTTTAACATTTCTACTGCCGGAAAGAGCTCTTCATCAGTAGGGATGCGTGTCTACAAGGAATCTAAAGAGATCTTAGACAAAGACAATGACGATTCCCGTCTGGTCCTGATTTATGAGCCAAACAAAGGTTATGACTGGACGGACCGTCATGTTTGGCGACAGGTTAATCCTAATATTGACGTTTCAATCACGATGGAGGCGTTAGAAATTGAATTCTTAGCGGCCCAACGTTCTGAACATGGTAAAGGTGAGTTTCTTTCTAAGCATTTAGATGTGTTCGTGAATGGAGCTGAAAGTTTCTTTAGTCGTGATCAGGTAGAACCAATATTGCAACCAGACAAAATGGGTGACCTACGTGGTGAGGCCGTTTGGTTAGGGCTGGATTTGTCTAAGACAACTGACTTAACTTGTGTGTCAATCAACATTCCTACGTTTGGTGAAGATGGTAAGTCGATGCTAAAGGTTAAGCAGCGCTATTTCATTCCTTATGACAATATCGATTACCGTGAACAACAGGACAATGTTCCTTACCGAAAATTGGCAGAAGAGGGCTTTGTGGAGTTCTGTGATGGAAAGATGATTGACCAAGACCAGATCATCGAATATATCACGCAGCTAATGAGTGATTATGATGTCCAACGCATTAATTATGACCCTGCCATGGCCCAGAAGTTGATTGAGAAACTTGAGAACCTTGGGCTAGATTGCGTGGCTATCATGCAATATCCAACGGTGCTGAATGAAGTCATGGATGATGTGGAACGGTTGATTTACGAAAAGCGGTTAATTACAGATAATCCATTACTGGTGTACTGCTTACTCAATATTGTCGTGGTTACCAACATTAACGGATTAAAGGCGCCTAGTAAGACGAAATCCGCTAAGAAAATTGATGGGGCAGCGGCAATGTTGGACGCTCACAAGTCTACTCAATTTGAGATGGAAGATGTTGACACGGCCGGATTGGATGATTACCTGAAAACAATATATGGATAGGAGGTGAAGGTTTGGGATTAAGAGATAGATTCTCTAACTTTTTATTTAAGCAAGTTGAAAAGCGAGGTTGGTTAGACGATTTAAAGTCAAATTATATTCGTTGGGGTTCACGTTTTGTTAATGATGATTCCATCATGAAATCTAGCGATGTGAATGAGCTGGTCAACGACATTTCTAATCAAATTGCGATGGCAAAGCCGACGGTTATTGGGCCTGATGGTGAGGAAGTTCCTAATCATGCGGTTTTGAAGCTTTTGAAACATCCCAACGAATATCAAACGGGTTTTGAGTTTTCCAAATTGCAAGTTAACACTTTATTGCTTCGCGGCGAAGTGTTTCCAGCTTACTTAGGGAATGAATTGCATTTGGTATCGGATGTTTCCACAGATTTAAATGATCGGCTTGTTGAAACTTATAAGGTCGGCGGTACTAACATCCCTGGATCCATGATCGAACATGTGAAGCAGGTTAACACCAGTGCACTACAAGGCCAGGGATTGGCCCAACTTGGAAAGGACACCTTAGAAGGTGTTATGAGTGCAGAAAAAGTGCTGACCGATAAATATGCCAAGGGCGGTTTGTTGGCCTTCTTGTTGAAGCTTGATAGTCATTTGAATCCAGCTAACGCTACACAAAGTCAGCTAGTTACGGCTATTAAAGGTCAGTTGGAAGGCTTGGACAATCAAGATACCGTGAAGATGTTAACCCTTGGAAAAGGGTACGAAATTGACACTCTCCGGTCTCCAGTCGAGGATGACAAGATTCTGGCTTATCTGAATGTGTACAAGAAGGATTTGGGTAAGTACCTAGGAATTAACGTTGACACCTACCAGCACATGATGGAAAACGATGTTGAAAAATCCATGATGTATCTCCATAACAAGGCCGTTCGGCCAATCTTACAAAATTTGAGTGAACATTATACGCAATTGCTATTTAGTAAAGATTCTGGATATCACATTGAATGGAAAATTAATATTTTGGACTTTGTTCCTTATTCGGTTAAGACCAATATCGGTTATAACATCGTTCGAACTGGAATTACTTCACCAGACAACGTAGCCGAAATGTTAGGATTTGAACCTCAGAATACTAAGGAAAGTCAGGCAATCTATATCAGCAACGACCTGATGAATATTGGTGATAAGTCTGCTACAGATAATTCATTGCCCACGAAGGGGGGTGACAATGACGAAAACACAGGAAATTAGAACTTTCAATTTTAACAAACGAGATGGAACGGATGTTGATCACCCACTAACAGTGAGTGGTCATGCGTCCGTTTTTAATTCGCCAACGGATATTGCAGGTGCGTTCACGGAACAAATCGCTCCGGGCGCTTTTAGCAAAACACTTACTGAAAATGATGATATTCGGTGCTTGTTTAATCACAACTGGGACAACATCCTGGGTCGTACAAAGTCAGGTACTTTGACACTTGAGGAAGATGAACAGGGATTAGCGTTTACTGTTGATCTTCCGGATACCACTGCAGGTCGAGATTTAGTGGTTAGCATGGAGCGAGGCGACATTGACAAATGTTCGTTTGGCTTTATCCCCACGGCTGATAAGTGGGACTACAGCGATCCAGACCACCCTGTACGAACCATCGAAGAGGTCGAGCTATTTGAGGTATCAATCGTAACTATTCCGGCATATGACGATACTGATGCACAACTCAATAGAAGCAAAGATGGCCAGTATAAATTAATTGAATTAGTGGAACAACGCAAACAGATTATTTCAAAAATTAAAGGAGAGTTATCACATGAATAAAGACTTGGTAGCAATGTTGAAGCGTATGAAGGAACAATCAGAAATGCGGTTGAAATCATTACAAACACGGGCTGAAGACCCTAAGCTGACCGAAGATGATGCTAAGGCATTACAAGACGCCGCTGATAAGGAAACTGCGGCCCACAAGGATGTGGTAGACCAGTTGGCTAACTTAACTAGCACCGAAAATAATCCAGCTAGTGACGATAATAATGGTTCTGAATCCGAATCAGAAGAAAAACCTGGTGACGATGATAATGAACATGGGGCTGTTGTATCACCACAAGTACGGGATGGCATTAAGGACGCGATTCGTTCAGGTATGCAAGGGCAAGGCCAATTATCTAAGGTTGCTAAGAATGAACAAATTCGTTCTGCATTCGCTAAGACTGTAATTGGTGCAATGCCGGTTGAAGAAGCCCGATCGTTGGGAATTGTAACAGGTAATGGTTCGGTTACCGTCCCTGAAGTTGTTGCGAGTGAAATCATTTCCTACGCTCAAGAAGAAAACCTACTTCGGAAGTATGGGAGTGTCGTTCGGACTTCAGGCGATGTTAAGTATCCCGTGTTAGTTAAGAAGGCAACTGCCACTGGTCATAAGTTGGAACGTGCTGATGATAAGCCAATGTCGGAAACTGCCATTGAATTTGATGAAGTTCTGTTAAGCCCAACCGAGTTTGATGCATTGGCAACCGTTACGAAGAAATTGCTGGCTATGACCGGATTACCTGTTGAAAACATCGTGATCGAAGAGCTCACTAAGGCATATGTGCGCCAAGAAGCTAACTACATGTTTAACGGGGATGAAACTGACAACATCAACGATGGTGCTTTAGCTAAGAAGGCTGTCGCCTTTACTCCCACTGCAGCGGTGGACTTAACTGCAGCAGATGCTGGTCAAAAGATTTATGACGCATTGATCGAAATGAAAAACACACCTGTCACGGAAGTCATGAACAAAGGTCGTTTCATCATGAATCGCGCAGCATTGACGATGGTTGAAAAGATGAAGACGGCGGACGGGTTCCCACTCTTGCGGCCACTCAATCAAGCAGAAGGTGGGATTGGTAATTTATTGGTTGGTTACCCAACAGATGTAACTGACTATGCAGATAAGAAAGGTTCGGCAAACACTCCAGTAATTTACTTTGGTGATTTCAGCAAGTTCCATATTCAAGACGTAGTTGGCGCTATGGAAGTTCAAAAGTTAGTTGAAAAGTTTGCCGATACTAACCGGATTGGCTTCAAGATTTACAACTTGTTGGACGGCCAACTTATCTACAGTCCATTTGAACCAGCTGCTTACAAGTGGGAAGTGGCAACTGCTGCTAAGGGCTAGCCATGGAACACGATGCGCTTTTTGAAGAGTTTAAGACTCATATTGAGTGGGAAGACAGCATGGATGATTCAATGTTGGATCGATATCTTGAAATGGCCCGTCAATATGTTCGTAATGCAACTGGAAACGAAACAGATCAGCTGGTATTAATGGTTGCTGCAATCTTGAACGATTATCGAGTTCCAGAAAAAGAAATGGCGACAGCACTAGACTCACTGACACCCTTCTTTATTCAGGAGGTGTATTCAAATGACACGGTTAACCAATCATCTGAAGCATAGGGCGAAGCTTTTATCTTTAGTTCAGTCGGTCAATGAGGATGATTTACCAATTGATAAGTGGCAAGAGTCACGAGTGCTTAATTATCAGAGCCTGGGGGTAACGGCCACTGAAAAGTTTCAGAGCATGCAAGCAAAAACAGATGTGGTTAAACGGATTCGCATTCGTTTTGACCCCAAAATAGACCAACTTGAAAGCCGAGTGATGATTGCGGGTAAGCCGTATCTCATCACCCGGCTTTATGTCGATGATGATAGGAACTTCGAGGAGCTGAGTTTGAATTATGTTGATTAGTTTTGAGGAGTTTCGGGCCCGACTTAAGTCGCTTGGACTGCCGGTGTATCGGAACAAAGCGCCAACGGGAACGCCGTTCCCATACTTTGTTTATTCTTATACAAATGAAGAAAACCTTCATGCCAGTGGAGAAACGTTGGATAGTAAGCCTGAATATCAGGTATCTCTATTTACTGAAGGAACCGAAAAGGAGTTGCAGAAGTTTAGGCGTGTGTTTTCAGATGTGCCTTTTATGGGGTTCAACAATAGTTTTAGTGATGAAAATGGCACAACTGTAAATAATTTCTATACGTATATTCGGGTAGAACTATGAGTAATAACGGGTTTGTTGATGCTCAGAACATGTTAAAAAAAATCAAAGTGGATTCTGCTGCTGTCAAACGAGCTCAAAGGGCGGCCGCCGATATTTATGTGCACAGTTTACGCCCTGCATTGCCGTCTGACCCAAAAGCTTCGTTTGTTCCAAAATATGGACAAATGAAAAACAACCTCAAAGTTATTCAGTCGGGAGCTGATATTGCGGTAACTTTTGGAGATTCTTTTTGGTGGAAGTTTGTTGATAAGGGAACACCAAAGATTACGGCAAAGAACTTTACACGAAATACGTTGAAGGCCGCCGAAGGTCGCATGAATAGCACAATGATAAAAATGATAAAAAAAGAAATGGGGATTTAAGAAATGGCAGATGTACAAACCAACAAGAACAAAGATGCCTACACGCTAACATTAGGTGATATCTTTTTTGCACCAATGACTACGCCAGGGACATCAAGCACGGCTCCAGTTTATTCCGATCAAATTTTCCGTAAGACGATCGGTAAGAAAGTTGAAGTGAAAGGTAATGGAAAGTCGACACCACTTTACGCTTCAGGTGTGCTGTTAGCGCAGGTTAATCAAGAAACAGAAGAAGAAATCAGTATGGACCATATTGGATTGCCAACTGGTCTATTGGACCAGGTCACTGCGACTACACCAAATAACGGGGTTTCTTTCGCCAGCGCAGATGCAACTACTCCTGCAGAATTTGGTTTTGGATTTATCGCTAAGCGGTCTGATGGCGTTAATGATGCAATGTGGTTCCCTCGATGTGTGGTATCACCAGCAACCGAACTCAGCTATGAAACGTCAGAAGACGAATTTAAAGAACAGGACGTATCGATGACCATTCAAGCAAGTGGATTATTGCACGGTGACCATGTCATGTATTCCAAGTACAGCTCACAACGAGAAACGACACTGACTGTGGAAGACTTCATGAAGCAAGTCGTTTTCGATAAGTCACAAATTGAAACGCTGGGGACCCCAGTAACTGAACCTAAAGGATAGAGGAGAATGTTAAATGGCAAAACTGAGTGACCTAGTTAATGTTAGTGATGCGACATTCCTACGAATTCGAGATCAGAAAACTGGTGAGATGATTAAAGTCCCAGCCATGTTAACTTTTGATTCCATCAACGCAATTGAAGTGGCATATGGGAAAAATTATACGGCGTTTGAAAAAGATTTAACGGCGTTACTAAATCGCAAGGTGTTCAAACGTGACGAAAAGTCGATGAAGCTTGTATGGTCGTTAGTATATGGGCTGCTCATCGGTGGTGGTACAGAGTGCACGTATGATGAAATGAATCGGGCTATTCCATTTTCGGATGTTCCCAATGTGTTAGAAGATGCTTTGAAGATCATGCAAGAGCAGGGATTCCAGGAATCTGACGCAAAAAAATAAAGATGCCACAACAACAAAAATCCCAGGGAGATGAACAGTTTCCTTGGGATTTTTATTTGTTCGTGGCAACCAGTAATTTTGGCTGGTCGCTAGATTTCTTTATGAAGTCTACTCCGAACATGTACCTGAAGACTCAGATTAATTGGTTACGGCTAAATAATCCTGATTCGATTGAAGACGTTCAGGAAGTTTATATGGACCAGATTCCATTCTGGAATTAGAAAGGAGGTTAATATGGCAAGTAGTAAAGACGAAGCAAATATCATTCTTCGATTCAAGGCAGATGGCGCCATTCAACTCGCAAAAACGGTAAAAGAACTGAACACCGTCATGAATACGGCGGCTAAGGAATACCGCGCGCAAGTTGCGGCAATGGGGGATGCAGCTAGTGCCAGTGACAAGTTAGCCGCCAAGCAAAAAAAGCTAGAAGATCAATTTGCAGCGGCACAAAAGCGGACCCAGTTACTGACTAATCAATATAAGGAAATGAAAGAGTCTGGGAATGCTACCTCAGACCAACTTGCGAAGATGGAAGGCAAGGTCTTAGATGCTCAAAGAGCCGAATCTAGCCTAGGTAACCAGTTGGACAAGGTAAACGTGCAGATGTCTGCCCAAGGGAAGAAGACGCAAGAAGCCAAGGATAAACTAGCAGCACTAGAAACGGAATCCAGCAAACTTGATTCGAAGGAAAAGGCCCTGACAGCCTCATACAGCCGACAAGAAGCTGAGCTGGGTAAGGATGCCACAAATGCGGAGAAAAATGCACTAGCTAAGCGGAAGCTAACGGAACAGACGGCTCTGACTGCTAAGCAAGTGGATAATTTAGAACAACAGTTAAAGCAGACAGAAGCCGCTTATGGTGCTAATTCTCGTGAAGTCGATGAAATGAGGGCGAAGCTAGACAACGCTAAGGCATCCGAAGCAAACTTAAAAAATGAGTTGGCAACTACCAATGAATCCATTAGAAAGCAAGGTGGATTATCCACAGAGACTGCTTCCAAAATGGAGCGAATTGGTACAAGTGGTGAAAAGGTCAGCTCTGTTGGTAAAAAGCTGACCACCGGGTTAACAGTGCCGTTGGTTGCGATAGGAGCTGCGGCTGTTAAAACTGGTGGTGATTTTGAAGCTCAGATGAATCGGGTCGGTTCAATTTCTGGAGCAACGAAAGGTGAACTGAAACAGTTAAGCGATCAAGCTGTGGACTTAGGTGCCAAGACGGTGTTTAATGCTAAACAATCTGCTGAAGGCATGGAAAATCTTGCTTCAGCAGGTTTTAGCGCAAAAGAAGTCATGGGCGCAATGCCAGGGGTACTGAATCTGGCTGCCGTTTCTGGTGGAGATGTTGGTAAGGCGTCTGAATATGCTGCCAGTGCATTACGAGGATTCGGGTTAAACGCAAGTCAGTCAGGCCATGTGGCAAACGTATTTGCCGAAGCTGCTGCCAAGACTAACGCAGAAGTTGGCGATATGGGCGAGGCCATGAAGTATGTCGCGCCTGTTGCAAAGTCCATGGGAATTAGTATTGAAGAATCGGCTGCGGCAATCGGTATCATGTCTGATGCTGGTGTTAAAGGTAGCCAAGCAGGGACAACATTGCGTAGTTCAATGGCCCGACTAGCAGACCCCACAGCTAAGATGAAAGGTGTTATGAATGACCTTAATCTTAGCTTCTTTGATTCTCAAGGAAAGATGAAGCCGCTTGGTAGCATTATTGGCATGTTGCAGGATCGATTTAAGGGATTAACCAAAGAACAAAAAGTTCAAGCTATGTCTACTCTGTTCGGCAAGGAATCGCTATCAGGAATGATGGCATTGGTAAACGCCGGACCAGAAAAGATGAACAAGCTAACGAACAGTTTCAAAAACTCTGACGGTGCTGCTAAGAAGATGGCAGATACCATGAACAAAGGTTCTAAGGCATCAATCGATCAAATGTTAGGATCGTTGGAGTCAGCCGCAATTAAGATTACTGAGGCTTTAGCTCCAGCAATTAAGGCGGTAGCGGACTTTGTGGGTAACTTGGTTGATAAGTTTACCAACCTGGATTCTGGGACACAAAAGACCATTTTAGTTATGGCAGGTCTAGCTGCCGCAATCGGGCCAACGGTGTTAGGCGTTGGCAAGTTGATGGTTGCAATTGGCAAATTTCCTGAAACACTGGCAGCCGCAAAAAAAGGTTTCGCCTCTTTGGCTGGAATTATGTCGCCAAAAGCATTAGGTTTTGCCTTATTAGCTGCCGCTGTAATTGCATTGGTTGTACTAATTATTACCCACTGGAAACAGATTAAAGAGGTTACCTCTAACGTTTGGAATGGCATAAAGAATTTTCTTTCAAGCGTATGGAACGGCATTAAAACAGTTGCTACAACGGTATTTAATGCTTTGAAATCATTTTTCTCCGTTCTCTGGAATGGTGTCAGTCAGGTATTCTCAACAGTCTGGAATGCTATTAAAGGTTCGCTGACCGCCATTTGGAACGGAATTAAGGCAGTAGCAACTGTTACTTGGGATGCCATTGTAGTCGTCTTTAAAACAGTAATGGAAGTCATTAAAGGTGTGTTTACGATTGGATGGGCGGCCATTCGAACTGTAACTACGGTGGCTTGGGCTTTGATAAAGGCTGCTATTCTTGCGGTTTGGAATACAGTTAAAGCGCCAGTAATGGCAGTGGTAAATGCGTTGAAGGAAGGTGTAACAGTTGCTTGGAACGCGATCAAGACGGTAACAAAAACTGTTTTCAATGACGTTAAAGTGCTAGCCACCAGTGCTTGGAACGGAATTAAGAAAGTCGTTTCTGTTTCATATAATGCCATTAAGACTGGTGTTAAGGCGGCTTGGAATTCTGTCAAGTTAACGACTAGCACTGTGTTTAATGGCGTGAAATCTGTTACTTCCAGTGCATGGAACGGTGTAAAGTCGGCCGTAGCAAAAGCATATAACGCGATTAAACCAGGCGTTAAAGCGGCATGGAATGCAGTGAAATCCACAACGAGTAGTGTCTTTAACGGCGTGAAATCCGTTACTTCTAGTGCTTGGAATGGCGTGAAATCAGCAATTTCTAAGGTTTACAATGCCTTGAAACCAGGAGTTAAGGCGGCTTGGAACTCAATCAAGTCCACGACTTCTAGCGTGTTCAAAACAATTAAGTCAGTTACAACGAGTGTTTGGAATGGTATCAAGTCGGCTATGACCACGCCTGTCAAGGCTGCAGCTTCTACTATTTCTGGTGTCATTAATAAAATCAAAGGTTGGTTCAGTGGTCTTCATTTGAGATTTCCTAGAATCAGTATGCCACCCCTTCCTCACTTTAGTTTGAATGGGTCGTTTAACTTAAAACCGCCCTCGGTTCCTCATTTATCAGTTAATTGGTATGCGAAAGGTGGGGTATTCACAAAGCCTTCTGTGTTTGCAAATGCTCAAGGTGGTTTTAATGGCTATGGTGATGCTGGTCCAGAAGCTGCCTTACCACTCAATGAAGAAACTTTAGGCGGTATTGGTAAGGGTATCGCGGCCGCTATGGGTGGTAACTCAAGTCAACCGATCATCCTAAATATCGATGGGAGAAAGTTCGCTGAGATTACGGGTCCATACACTTCGGGTTATTTGAAACAACAGGATGTCACGAACGGTTTTAGCAAAGGGAGGCGAAATTACTAATGCAGATTTTTTTGGACGAAGTTGGCAATGAAGATCTGGGAATAGTGCTGTCAAAAAAGCCTGATATTCCGACTGCCCAGCAAAGTGTAATTACAACGATGGTCCCAGGTAGTCGTCATGGAAGTTTAACCCAGTTTCAGGGATGGCAGGACGTTCAGTTGAAATGCGACTTTATGATTATGCCCACCTTATTACCGGGTTTAACAGGACTTCAAGGATATAACGAAGTCCTTAGACGGTTAAATAACTGGGTAATGGGTTCTAGCAAATTAGTCTTTTCTGATGATCGCGGGTATTACCGAATAATTAAGCAAGTCAGTATAGATGCTGCATCCCCGGCAGAGGTTGAATTGGTTGGGAATGTTTCTGTAAACCTAGTCTTAGACCCTTTTTGGTACCAAGAATCAGATCCAATTGTGTTGGAACATTCTGATGATGTTTACAATCCGGGTTCTCAAGAATCGGAACCGTTGTTAACAGTATTTGGTTCAGGGACGGTAAAGTTCAGTATTAATGGAACTGAGCTGACATTATTAAAGGTTACGGATTATTTGACGATTGATAGTTGGCATGACACAGTTATTCATGGCTCAGATTCAGGAATTTTCGATGAACAATTAGATGGCGAATATCCATTGCTTAAACCAGGGCTTAACGAAATCGAGCTAGGCCAGAATGCTACCAAGATTGTTATAGATGGAAGGTGGTCGTGGCTATGATTCAATTATATGGATGGGATGAACGCGATTTTCAAGGGCATAACGGTCGGGTTTTATCGGCCGTGTCGAATGACACCATTACTTGGTCATTAAATACACAGTTCGATTTCCAATTTGATTATCCATTATTTGCTAAACATGGGTTGTCTATTCAGAATGAAATGATTATTACAGCCCCTGTGCCTGGTTACGATGACCAGGCCTTTCGTGTGAATTCAGTAGAAAAATCTATGGGTGTATTAACGGTGCATGCCTACCATGTTTTTTGGGACCTCATGCAAAACTTTGTCGAAGATATTAATATTGTGGAAAAAACTGGAGCCGATGCCGTGCAGCACATCATGGAGTCAACTCAATTCCCACATGAGTTCACCTACAATTCATTTGTAGGAAATGTGGCGAACGCTCGTATTGTTCGAATGAGTCCAATTGCGGCGTTGATTGGTACAGACGATAACACATTGATATCACGTTGGGGCGGAGAATTTGAGTGGGATAACTTCCATTTCAATCATGTTGCACAGTTAGGAAAAGATCGAGGTGTGGTATTTCGTAATCGGCGAAACTTGTTGGGATACAAAGCTACCGAAGATCTAACGAACACAGTTACTAGAATTATGCCAGAAGGGTATAACGGGTTATTCTTACCAGAGCTGTATGTGGATTCTCCGTTGATTGATAATTATACAACGCCACGTATTGCCAAGATTGAATATTCTGATATTAAGGCAATTGATGAGGATTCTGTTTCTGCAGATGGCGAAGTTGATCCGGATGCAATCCCTAAGGATGAAGCTCTGATAGCATTACGCGAAGCGGCTACTAAGGAATTTTCGAAAAATCATATCGATCGACCTGGTGAACAGTATGAGTTGAATGTTGTTATGTTAGAAGATACTGAAGAGTATAAGGACAGTGGAATTTTCAGCCGAGTTTATCCAGGCGATACTGCCACATTCATTCATGATGAAGACGATTTGAATGTTAAGGCCCGTATGACGGGGTATACCTGGTCACCAAGCACTGAGCAATATCTCACACAGTCTTATTTATCCAGTACGAATTTAAGAGGTGGAAGTGACATTGAGCACAAGATTGACAGTATTGGTAACCAGTTGACCGTGATTGATCAGGCGATTGTGAAAAAGGCGGCCAACCAAAGCAACACGGTCGGCTGGTCGTCACAAACACCACCGGATATTATTGGTAGCAAAGAGGGCGATATCTGGTATCAAAATGTTGGTGTCCACGTTATTATGTGGCTCTATCATGATGGCCGGTGGCAGGAAGCGGTCAGCGATATTGCAGGTCATGATGCAACTAACATCACCGAAGGAACGTTTAACGCCGCGGCTATTAACGTGATTAATCTGAATGCAAATAGTATTGTTACGGGATTCTTAAATGCGAATCGAATTAAAGCGGGACAAATTTCTGGGACAAATTTGAACATTAATCTTGATACTGGAGCAGTGGAATTTAAAAAAGGTTATATTACCGGAAATAATGGGCGTATTCGCTTTGACTTAGATCGAAGTTATTTCCAAAGCTATAGCGCGGCTAATAGGGGTTTTTCAATCAATGACGGCGGTTTCTATTTTTATGACAACTTTTTGTCTAGTAATAAAACTGAGGTCGGCAGATTTTCCGCTGACATTTTGTCTAATAACACTGCTGGTTTAAGTATCGGGTCAGATACAGGGATTAGCCTGAATGCGGGTGGTCAGTCCATCAGTATTGGGCAAGGTGGTCTTCACAATTCTGGTGTTGGGTTAGTTGGCGATGTTTATGTGATGGGAAATTTAGACGTCATGAATAGCAAAAACGCTGTGCATGTAACTCGTGATGGTTTAAGGGCCACACCAGCTTATGAAACGGCAGAAAGTTATTTAGGAGATATTGGTGAAGGGAAAACAGACAAGCTGAAAACTACCAGAGTGGAAATTGAACCGCTGTTTTTAGACACCGTGAATACCGATATTTCTTATCAAGTGTTTTTACAGTCCTATAGTTCAGCAAGTGTGTGGGTAGCAAGTCGAGAAGTTGGTTTCTTTATAGTCGAAAGTGATACTCCAGAAGCAAACTTTGGATGGGAAATCAAAGCAAAACGCCGAGGCCACGAAGATGAAAGATTAGTGCCTACAGAAGTTGATGTTAAAGATTACGCAAAAAATGTAGATGGGATGGAGGACTAATAGTGATTGATTTGCAATTAGATACCAATAAACAAAACAAAACTAAGCCTGTAATTTTCCTAAGAGTGAATGATGGTAACAATGATGGTTTATCTGTCACTGCTACCACCGGAAACAAGCCTTTTGATTTAACAGGATGGTCTGTTGCATTTGAAGGGGTCACAAGTGCTGGCAAGACGGTGGTTGATACAGATATTCAGACGACTAATGAAGTTGAGGGACAGTTTGTTTATCGTTTTCCAGAGCAGGTGACGGCATCAGCGGGAAGGTTTAAAAGGGCATATTTCTCATTTACTAAAGGTAACGAGCGGACGACCACTAGAGATTTAACGATTTGTGTATATGGATCGGTTGATTTGGGAACAATGAAGCCGGATGATTTTATCAATCCATATAACTATCTGGTTAATCAGTTGAGAACGAATTTTGATGAAGAATCACTCCGACTCAATGAGAAGGCAGATGAATTAGCAAAAAAAATTGATGATTATGTATCTGGTCGGACAATTGATTTCGCCGATTTTAAGGGACAATTTGCGCTACTGGTTGAGAATGTGAAATCGGATGTAGCAAGTTTGAAAGGCCCTAAGGGGGATCGAGGCGACAAAGGTGATCAAGGTGTTGCTGGTCCCGCCGGTGCTCCTGGAACGAGTGTAAAAGTATTAGGCTCGTTTGACTCAACGGATTCATTACCAATGAATGCCAAGGCCGGAGATGGTTACTTTGTTGGGACTGATTTAAATGTATTTGACGGTTCTAAATGGGTTGATGTTGGGCCAATTCGTGGGCCAAAAGGTGAGCCAGGAGAAAAAGGAATTGCCGGATCTGATGGTATTCCAGGAGAAAAAGGCGATCCGGGTAAAGGTATTGAATTAAAAGGATTAGTTAGTGATGTATCTCAATTACCAGCGGTGGCTAACGATGGAGATGCATTTTTGATTGGAAGTGTTTTGTACGTTTGGTATCAATTAAATTGGCACCCATCTAGCGATCTTCGTGGGGTCAAAGGAGACAAGGGTGATCCTGGAGTTGATGGTGTTACACCTGATATGAGTGATTTTATGCCGAGAAATGCAGCGGATGGTTCGGTAACGGTAGATGTTGCATTTAAAAAAAAGGTTAGCTTCCTTGAGAATCCGACCATTGCCGATAATAAAACTCCAGTGTATTTGTCTGTAGACTCAGAGGACGATGCTAAAGCTGAAGCTACAAAATTAAGTGCTGCGGGTTTAGTAGGACTAGTCGGATGGACGGAGGAATAACTTATGGGATTGTATGGCAAAGATGGGAAGAAAGTTGCAGGGCTATATGATGCGACTGGTAAGAAAATCCAAGGTCTATACGCGTCTGGGATAGGCGGAACAAAGCTTATATATAGAGGCGTTCCAGCGTTGCAGGAAGTTTGGGAGTATGATCTGAACAATACGGTTTTCAAAGAACTAATTCCAACTGAATCGGGGAAGATTTTTGTGTACCGTAAGGGATTTAATCCGTCAATTATTCGATTAGATTCGAAAGGAATTCCAGATTTAACGATGAATGTTGACTATTCCCCGAGCGTAGATTCTATGGGTAACATTTATGTAGTCAAAGATCATAAGTTAGTTGCGTACGACAGCCTTGGTAATCTGAGATGGTCAGCAGCAGATGCTTACGTAAGATTTAAATATGGATATGTTTCAATTACTATAGATCAAAAAGACAACATTATTGCTTATGCAAGCGATGGAAAATTATACAAATATAGCAATAGCGGACATCTAATAAATACAAGTCCTGCACCTGTTAAAGGGCCAAAATTATTCAAATTTGATCATGATAATAATCTGCTGTTTAGGGATGAAAATGACTTAAATGAAGTAGTTGATACGGTGGTAGTGAAGTTAGATGAACAACTAAATTTGTTGTGGATGATGACGATCCCCTTTAATGTGTTGGACATTCAAGAACTGGATGATTTTACACTAATAGTTGCCACGAACAAAGGTGAGTTGAAGTTTGATTCAAAGACGGGCAATTATAAAGAATTTTTGACACCAGCCCTATACAGTCAAACACCATTTGATTATATCGATGGTTGGGGTAATGGGTATCAGAATGTTATTACAGTTGCTCATGGGGCAGTAGGTTTTAATTTAAACAAGTATCCTTTAGCATCAAAAAAGCCAAAGTTTTCAATTCCTTTAGGAAGTTATGCCGATGGAAAAGCGGCCCCAATCGTTGTAAAAGGCAGCACTTTATATTACGTATTTAAAGGGATTCTTCATAAAGTAAAAATGAATAAATAGGATTGAGGTGAGTTAAATGATTAAGCTACATTTGAATGTGACAAAACAATCTGGTAGTGATCCATTGGCGTTTATCCGGATTGGTGATGGTGATGTTGATGGCTTGGAAGTTAGTATCATAGATAAGGGCGAACCAATGGACCTTACAGGCTTCACAGTTAGTTTCGAAGGTGTAACTAGTGTTGGAAAAACGGTCATTGATAGTGTTGTAAAAATGATTGATGAGACTCAAGGAAAGTTTCAGTATAAATTTCCGAGTCAAGCTAGTTCGTCAATAGGTCGTTATCAAACGGCTTATTTTTCTTTAGTTAAGGATAACGTGCGAACGACCACCGATAATTTTGAAGTGTATGTTCTGGAAAGCAGCAATATCTTTGAAATCGAGCCGGACGATTATATCAATCCTTATAATTCGTTGATCGCAAAATTAAATGAGTCATACGATACTGCCAGTAAAGACGTATCTGAAAATGCTAAGCAACAAATGGAAGTGTTAGATAGTCAAGCTGAATCACTGAAAGAAAAAGTAGCTGATTATATCGAGGGACGAGATGTGGATTTTAAACAATTCAAAACTGATTTTGATAATCTCGTTTCCGATACTACAGCAAAGGTTGCAATGCTACGAGGACCAGAAGGTCCAAAAGGGCCAATCGGGCCACAGGGTGATCCTGGAGTCCAAGGTGTGCCAGGTATTACCGTCAAGGGGGCGTTAGCAACTGTTGATGAATTACCGGCAGATGCAACCGTTGGCGATGCGTACTTTGTTGGACAGGATTTGATGATTAAAACGGCCGATTCTTGGAAGACAATTAATACTCTTATGGGGCCTCAAGGAGAAAAAGGCGAAGTTGGAACTAAGGGTGATCGGGGTGACCCAGGCCCAATTGGCGAAACCGGCTTGACCGGACCACAAGGAGTGTCACTTACAAGAGCGACTGGTAATGATGAAGAGAGTGCCATTGCAAATGCCACCAGCGATCCGGATGGCTTTTTTTACTGGGAGGAAAGCTAATGGGGATTGCACACAATGGGAGCAAGATCGCCGGAATCGTGCACGGACCACACAAGTTATCCGGGTTAGCGCACGCGGGAAAGATTATTTATCGAAGCATCCCCAAACTCCTAACGGCCAAGCGCGAGTGGAGCTATGTAATTGATTATCCAGTTTACGCTGTAGATGTAAACTCAATTGGAGAAGCTATGGTTGGCGGAGCCAATGGTGATGTCATACTGATTGCACAAGACCAAAGTAATCAGTGGGCAACCAAATATATTAGCGCGGTTCGAGCCTTAGCCTATGATGATCAGGGTAATATCTTTCTGAGCAATATCACTGGATACATTGGCAAATATGACACCAATCTAAACCAGGTTTGGTCTAACAAGATTCTGGATCGATACTCAGTAGCTATGGATATTGATCCAGATGGCAATGCTGTAGTAGGAACGCTCACTGGTCAATCGGTACAGAAAGTATCTTCCGATGGAGAATTATTATGGACAACCGTTTTAGGTGCGGCCATTAAGTCAGTTGGTTGTGCAAGTGATGGCAGTGTTTTTGTAGGCGTAGAAGGAAAGTTAACCAAGTTGGATTCTGGTGGAACAGAGTCATGGACACATGAGGTCAGCGGATCTTTTCGAAACATCGCAGTTACTAAAGATGCCGTTTGGGTGGCGACTCATAAAACCCTTTATAAATACGATCAGGACGGCAATCTTTTATTAACATTGACTGATGTTGGAATTAATCCACTTCTAACAGTCAGCCATTCTGACCAAATATATCTAGTTAGTCATACCAGTAGTAATACCACTCAATACAAACGTCTAGATAAAAACGGTGATTCGGTTTGGAGCTTAGAGACGCAAGTTGTTGCAGCCCCATCAGTATTTTCCGTTGGTGGACACGACCTCTATGCCGTGTTTGCCGATAATACATTAGAAAGGGTGAGTGAAAACTGATGTTCGAACCGCATGCACCTTTTGGAATTGTACTGGTTGCCAATGCTTTTGGAGCAATGGTAAATAATCCAGTAGTTGAGATTTTTCTTTGGACAGTTATGGCGGATCTTTTGACGGGAATCGTTAAGAGCTTTACTAAGGGCGCGAAGATTAAGGCAGATAGCTCTGTGGGTTTAAAGGGACTATCGAAGCACTTGTTAATTATTGTCCTAGCGTTAACAGTTTATCCGTTTTTAGATGTTTTAGAATTTGATACCGTATCAAATGCGGTTTTACTCTTTTACACCGCGGAATATGCGATCTCAATAGTAGAAAATTTGGACGTGATGGGCTTTCCCATTCCGCCCTTTTTAAAACCAAAATTTGAGAAGCTGGCTAAAATTGCCGGGAAGGAAGATGACGACAAATGAGTTATAAATTGAATCATAGCTATGAACTGGCAGGTAATGCAGGGGATGGCAATAAGGCTAGCCACCGATACATCATTGCCCATGACACCGGGAATGATAATAACAAGCACACTGGTTCTGGCAAAAAAGAGGCTTCCTACATGAAGAGTAATTGGTGGAATGCCTATACTCACGCAATCGTGGATGACAAAGGTATCTACATTGTGGGAACTCCTGGATACGTCGCCTACGGAGCTGGAACGGTCGCTAATAACGCCAGTCCATTCCAGGTCGAACTGGCTCACGTAGACAGTCAGAAGCGATTTAACGAGTCATACAAGCGGTATGTGTGGGTGATTCGCTATTATGCGAATAAGTACGGTATCCCATTAAAGCTGGATGGCTCTGGTAATGGCATCAAGTCTCATAAGTGGGTTAGTGATAACATCTGGGGTGACCACCAGGACCCATACGGCTATCTAAAGAAATGGGGTATCAGTAAAGCTCAATTCGCCAAGGATCTGAAGAATGGTATCGGTGGGTCATCCGCAACCACTCCAGCTAAGAAAGCCACCTATCTAAAAACTGTCAAGCAGGTTAAAGCGAAGACTAATGTAACCCGGTACCGTGACAAAACGTTTAAGAAGAAAGAGCGTAAGTTTGCGAAGGGGACTATCTTTGATATTGATTCTGTGGTTAGCTATGGAAAGATTACCCGTCTCAAGCTGGCCAATGGGCTGTACATCACCAGTAATACAGAGTACGTTAAGAAACTTAAGTAAGTAAAATCCCACTCTGCCAATATGGTAGGGTGGGATTTTTTCATTACTGTATTTCAGCATGGCCCGTAACGGCTTCCATACCTTCGCGGGTTACAATTAATTGACGACCGAATAATTTTACCGATCCATCTGGAAAACGAGCAGGGTTGCTTCTAAGCGTTTGACGTACGTAATCTGGGGCCTTTCCCCACCGTCTAGCCGCATCGGTGGCAGTCATGATTTCTGGATTGTTCAAGTTAATATGTTCTGACATTTTATCACCTAAAGTTTGAAATTAGATTAAAGGTACTGACCAGTAGAGATAGACCACTAATCACAATAGCAATATAAAGTAGGATGGTAATCTTCTTTGAGCGCATAATAAAACCTCCTATGCTATAATTTAGTATACACCAAGTAATGGCCCGGAGGCCCTTACCGTGTTACTTGTGATGAGGAAGAGAATTAAGCAGTGCTACAATACCTTGGATGATGTTGATAATCAGTAGGATGGTTGTCAACTTGGTATTTTTGTCTGCTTGTTTCTTTTTCTTTTTTTGCTCATCACCTCACCTCCTTTCTATACTATTAGAATACACCCTAAAGTGTACCCTGTCAAGTGTATGAGAGGACTAATTCAAAATAAAAGCACAAAAAAACACCTCTCAAACGAGAAGTGTTTTTTAATCGTGTCCATAAGCGCTGCCCTAAAATCTCCCACAAAATCTCCCACAGAATGAGAGTAAACAGTAGTAAACAATAGAAACGGAATTTTTTAAAATGCCGTAATACCAGCATTTAAAGCACCTTGTAACAACCTAAAAAGCCTAGGCCCC